GTCCTTGGTCGCCTGACTGACTTGGCCGCCGCCCTTCAGCCCAAAGCCGAACAGATCGACTGCCTCGCCAGAATTGTGCCTGGACTTGCCCGGCGCCGCGACCGTGCGGCCGGTCTTGTCGGACTTGTCCCACAGCGCCTGCTGGACCTCCTTCGAACGGTAGGCCGAGTTGAGCCCCAGCTCGCGCTGCACCTCCGGCGGCGCTTCCGCATAGAGCCTCTCAAGCGCAGCGGCGAGCCGCGGGTTGAGCCCGCTGATCGCATCAGGCCGGGTCGCACCGCCGTAGAGGGAGTACTGAAGCGCCATTCAGGCTACCTCCGCATCGGCATGCCGCCGGTATAGCTGGCGCCGCCACCCATGCCGGCATAGGTGCCCTGGGCGCCGTATCCCCTGCTCATTGCGCGCGCCATCGTCTCCGCCTGTATTTTCGCCGCAAGCGAACTTTGCGCCTGCTGCGGCTGCCCCATCATCGCCGCCAGTTCATCGCGCCCCCAGGATGTTTGTGTCGGCTGCTGTGTCGCGCCGGGCTGCTGCACGGCTGCCGCCGCTTGCTGGCTGCCGTCAGACCTTGGTGTGCTGCCCATCAGGCCCTCCTTAGAAGCATTGCGTAATCGACCGCATCGAAGCCGTCAGCGCCGACATGCACCGCATCGGGGTGCAGCTCGCGGACCTCATCGGCCATGACGCCGGTCTGTAGCCCAGGCCGGTCGATGTAACGGAAAGCGTAGAGCGGGGCGCCGGCCAGCTCGTGACCGAGCGGAACGATGTCTTCCTTCAACCGCCGATCGGACCGCCCTGCCCAGGCACCAAGCCCCGCGCCCGCGAGGCCGAACAAGCCCTTGTTGAACGCGCTCGCCTCGGCAGATTTGGTTTGATAGTTCTGCGACACATACTGCCCGGGCGAGGCGGCGCCGATGCCTTGCCGCGAGAAGCTCGAAAATTGGGGCATATTGACTTGGCTTCCGCCCATCAACGCCATGATCTCGTTGATGGGCTGATTGCGGAGCCAGCCGGCTTCCTGGGCCTGCGCCTGCCTAAGCGTGTTGGCTTGATTGGCCCAATCGGCGCCGAGCTCATAGCGCATCCGCGCCGCGTCATTATAAGCGCCCTGGGCGTTGCGGCTCTCAGCGCCGGAGGCCAGATATCCCTGGCGCGCGGCCTCGCCCATGGCGTCCTCGCGGCCCTGCTGGAAGCTGCCGTAACCCTGCGAGCCGGGGTTCAGCCCGCGCAGCGCGAGCTGCGTGTCCTGCGCCTTAAACTGCGGATCGGCCTGCCGGTGGTAGCTCTCCCCCATCGCCCGCTCGATCGCGGCGCGGTCGGTCGGGCCCTGGTCCTGGCGGACCTCGCCGGGTGCCGCCGCCATCTGCCACGCCTGCCATTTCGACGGGTCGATGCGCTCGGAGAGATAGGCGTCGAGCTTGCCCGACTGATTGGCTGCGGTGGCGCCGAGATTGTAGCGGGTGGCGCTATCCTGCTCGGCGATCCGCTGCTCGGCCGGCGACAGCGTCGTGGTCTTGTTGTAGCGCGGCGTGTACTGCCACTTGCCGTCCGCGCCTTGCGTCTTCTCCCACCCGGCAATCGAATAGTTCTGACTGCCGTAATAGTTCGACTCATTCGGATTGTTTATAATCGCAGACTGCTGGGCAGCGGTTGACTGCGCCTTCTGGTCGGCACTCGCCTGCTTATAGGGGTCAGGGCTTTTCGGGCTGCTAGCCATCGAGAGATGCTCCGGTGGCCTCAAGCCTATCGACAGGCTTGAGGAAGGCGGTGAGAGGCAGGTAGCGGCAATCCTCGCGCAGCATGCCGTAGATCAGCGCATCGCGGCGGCCCTCGACCATGAGGCGGCCATAGCCTTCGTAGCGAAAGCCGAGCGCCACAGCGTTCTTGATCGCCCGCTCATTGCCGGGCTCGATCAGCGCGGAGACGCGGACAGCCTGGCTAAAAACTGCCGTGAACAGCGCCTGAAGCAGCCGCCTTGTGACGCAGCGCGGATCGGTGACCGCCGCGGTGTAGTGCCAGTCGAACCAGTGATAGGGCTCGAAGCAGCACACCCCGACGATCTCGTCCGCATTGCGGCCGGTGGCGCACAGCCAGCGCGAGGTGTCGTGGCGCATGAAATCGACGCCCGTCTCGGCCGAGAGGAAGGCGAGCGCCTCAAGCGACAGCGGAGCTTCGAAGGAGATCTTGATCATACAGCCGCCCCCGCTTCGAAGAGCACTTCGATCGCCGCGAGCGAAAAGGTACAGTCCTTGATGGTGATCCTAAGCCGGGGCGCGCCGACATGGCCGCCGCCGCTGACGCCCTGCCACTCGCCGATCGACTGCGACCGCGACACCCAATAATCGACATCCCAGGTAGCCACGTCCCAGGCGGCGCCGAGGTCGTTGAGGGAGATGTCGGGCCAGTTCTGCGGCGGGGTCAGGTCGTAGTCGCAGCGGATCTCGACCAGCGGCCGCGGCGTGCCATCGGTGATGACGTAGGGCAGCACCATGCGGAAGCTTTTATAGGCCGGCGTCTTGAACAGGCTCCAGGCGAATTGCACATCGGCAGTGATCGGCTCACCGCTGTCGTTTAAGTAGTCCTTGTTGACCTCGTAAAGCTTGCCGGTGTCGGTGCCGTAGAGCGAGCGTCCGTTGACCCATTGCCAGCAGCGGGCATTGAGGTTCGACCAGCTCGACCAGATCGGGTTCGGCATGAACCGGACCATCTGCTTATACTTGCCGCCACCGAGCGGCAGGTTGCAGATCGCGGCGCCGGTCCGGTAGTCGAGCATGACGCCCCAGCCGAATTCGGTGGCATGGACGCGCGAGACATCGAGGAAGGCGGTGTAAACGTCTTTGTCCGCTTTCGAGCCGAGCTGCTCGCCCTCGGCACGCAGCATGCTCGACATCGGGATTAGCCCGGTGCTGACCAGCGCGTAGATGTCGCCGCCAAAGTTCATGACGCTGTTCTTCGACATCGGCGAATCAAACTTGAAGATGCCGACCAGGGAGAAATCGTCAGCATCGGGATCGGTGCCACCGTAGATTGCACATTCTCCGTTGCTGGAAAAAATCGCCAGGGTGTCGTCCATTCCCCCGCCGCCATCCAAAGTCCAATTGTGGATCGCGACGATGTGGCCGCCGCGCCGGAAGATGGCATTGAGTGGGAGGTAGCTGACCACCCCGGCCTTCTGCTGGACGGGCAGGTAATAGACCGCGAGGTTGGCGCTATCGGCGAACCACAGCCGGTTCATGTGGCTCAGCGTCTTGTCGAACAGGTTCGGGACGATCCAGCCCTCGGCTGGCGGCGCCGTCACCGCCTCCTTGCCGAGGCTGCCCGGGGGATCGGCCGTCACGCCCGAGGTCTGCGGCGCGCCGGCCGCGGTGCCGTTGACGCCGACCAGGGTGAAGGTGTTCGCGGGCGTGCCGACCGAGCCGATAACGTGCGGACCATTGCAGACCGCCAAAGCTCCCGTGGCGCCGGCAATCACCACGGTCTGGCCGTTGGAAAACTTGCCAATGTCGCCGGCCGCAACCGTGCATTTCACCGGGTTGGTGTTCGACAGCGAGGTCACCGCCACGGTCGCCGGATCGGCGGTGTTGCCGCCGTCCCAGCTCCAGACGCCATCAGCGCCGTTGCACAGCACCGTGTACTCGCGATCGCCGAGATTTGAGAACGAGGTCCAGGCCCAATCGTCGCGTGTCATGGCGTTGGCTATGACGACGCCATCGGAGGAATAGATCTTTGAGCCCGAGGCCAGCGCGTAGTCGTCAGGGATCCCGTAATAGGGGATGATGGTCGAGATCGGCCCGGTGATCGTCTGGCGCAGAAAGGTCCCCGGGCGGACGCGGATCTTATCCTCCTCGACCACCCAGTTATCGAGGATCGGCGCCTTCAGCGGATCGCCGAGCACGAGCTGCGACGACAGCGACAGGCCCTTGAGCGGCGCCTGCAAATGCTGGATCTGGCCGGCGACCTTCTTCTTGGCGAGGACCGGCTGCGCCTTGGTGAGATACCGTGACGGCATCATCCTCATTGGACGGGCCCCGGGTCGGTATTGAGATCGATGACCTCGGCATTGGCTTTCGCCGCCAGCTTGTTGAGGGTGGCGGTGAAATCGCGCAGCTCCTCGCCGAACTCCAAGCCCTTGGCCTTGAGGAAACGGAACTTGAGCCCGTTGATCGCCAAGCGCGCGTTGAACAGGATCACATCGGTATCCTGCGTCGGCTTGGTCTTATAGGTGCCGTCCTGGCCGAGCAGCCAATAGCCGTCGCCCAGATCGCTCTCGTAGGGCTGGTCCATCAGCAGCTCGTCGGCAACCGCCTGGAGCAGCGCGGTCATCTGATTGATGTCCTGATCAAGCGACCCGACCGCCTGCGAGATGTCGAACTGCGTGATGCCGATCTCGCGGGAGGCTTGGTTGACGGCATCCTTGACGTTGATCATGCGGCGGCCCTCGCCTGGAGGGTGGCGATCAGCGTGTTCTGGCCCTCGATCTTGGCGCGGAACTCATTGTTTTGCTCGCGCAGCGCGCCGATCTGCCCTTCGAGCTCGGAGATCCGCGCCTCGTGGCGACCTGTCTCCTTCTGCAACTCGATCATCCGTTTCGCCCGCTTGGCGATCTCGACAATCGGCGGCGGCACGTTACGGGCGCCGCCCAGCGCCAGCTTGGCGAGCTGCTCGACCGTGTAGATCTCGCGGTGCAGACAGTTCTGCAAATCGGAGGGCGAGATCGCCGGCCACAGCGCCAGGGGATAGCCGTCCGTCTCGTTGCGCTTCAGGCCCTTCTGCTCGCGCACGAACATCTTGTAGGCGTCGGCCTCGTTCTCGAAATCGTCTTCGGTCGCGACCCGCGTGTGCTCCAGATATGGCGGCCGGGAAAGCACGATCTTGATCACCTCGCGGTAGATCGGCATGCCGTCTGCGTCGGCCACGCCATCGGGCTCAAAGCCGACCACGAAGCGGACAAGGGTTGGATTGTCGCTCATGCTATTCTCCTGCCCCGATTGCCCTGAGAGAGCAGACGGTAAGAGATCAGGGCGGAGCTCTCACCGTCTGCACCAAGAAGCGGCCCATCCCCTGCTTGAGAGCGGGCCGCAACTTTCGATCAGGTGCCGGTGAGCAGGATGCGGCCCTGCATCGCCCTATTGCTCAAAGTCAGGGCCCCCATGAAACCAAGGTGCCGGCTGATTGCGTCCATGTCGGGAGACTGATCGGGAAGATCCAGCATCTCAAAATTGCGACCCTTGTAAGTCTCAAATTTAAGATACTTAGTATTGATCATGTATCCACCAACAAGTCCGGTGGCCGCACCATCGAATACTACTGCCGCAGTCTTGTACTTCAAGGTTTCGAAACCAAGCTTACCAAGATCAGCGTCAGCATAACGCTGGTTTTCCTGCATTCCAGATTCCAGCGTGCTATAGATTTCAGCATCCGCAACTATCAGATCAGGATGTTCTGTCCCGCGAACCAGCTTCATCCACAAAGCATTGAGCCCAGCCTTCAAAGCAGGATATTGAAGACCAGTAGCACGCGCGACAGACTGGAATTGGTTTTTCCAAAACGGCCAAGTTGTTGCATTAATACCACCAACAATGCCGGTGCCATCATCCGTAATGAAAGCTTTCAGACCGGCAAAGCTTTTGGCTACTGTCCCATCCGAGTATGTTGCTTTGGTAATGTTGTTCTTCATGGTCGATTCCGCATTCTCTAGCTTGCTCTGAAGCAAGTTGAGAATGGCGGCGCGGCCCTGGTTCTTGGCGAGGTCGGGACCGCTGAGCGTAACGCTGGCGACGGCGTTTGCCGGCTCGTAGTCGGCCTCGGACAGCGTCTCCTTGACCGCCCGGCTCAAGAGCTCGGTGCCGGCATACCATGCGAAGGTTTCTTCAGCATAACTCAAAGCACAAGCGATCGCTTTACCACCTTCTACTGTGCGATGTCTGTCGCCTTTGCGCAGCAAAGCTAGTATAGCGTTACTATTACTTACGTTATCTGCGAACTCCTTTCGGTAGTCATTTATAGTAGTTGTAACAAGCTGGTTAACGGTCGGTTCGGCCATGGCGGGCTCCTATACGAGGCCCGCCCTCAGCGGTGCCTCTAGAAGCCGATTTCGTCGGCCGCGCTCTCGATGACTTCGCGCAAGCTCCGAGGTCTGTTCGGATCAGCCGGCTGCCTGCCGGTGACCGGAACCGTCCGCCCGCGCACGTTGGAGCGATTGGCCATCGCCGCGCGCTCGTTGGCTGCCCGCTGCTGCCGGGAACGTTCGGCAGCGTCGAGCTGGGCCTGTCGGGTTTCTCCATTCATCCACAGCGCGGTTTGATACGCCTCGCGCAAATCCCGATTGGGATTGGCTCGGAACAGCTCGATGATCTGCGGCAGGCAGGCGTCGAAGTGCGGATGAGCCGGGTTGCCCTGCTCGTCCTTTTCCTCGGCAAAACTGTCTATTCCCCACCTTGTGACCTTTAGCTGTTGCTGCTCGGCAGCCCGTTGGCTGCCTTGGACGAGATTTTGGACGGTGTTTCGGAGTTGCTGGACTTCACTGGAAGTGCGGCCGAGGTGATCGGCGAAGTAACGGATGGCAGGGTTTTTCTGCTCTTCCTCTGAGAGAGCAGGTCCACTCTGCCGGCTCGTGGCGAAGATTGCGGCTGGGTCCAAGCCCATGCCCTGCGCCATATCGACCAACAGATTGACCCGCTCGCGCGGATCTGGGTTAAGCGCCCTGCGGTGCATTCCAGCCCATTGCTGGATGGCATCGTAGGGAGACATTCCCGCCTGTTGCAGGTGGCCGGATAAGGTCGGCTCCTGAAAGACTGGCGCGAGCGCGGAGGTAAATTGGACTGCCGACGCGTTCGCCTGGGTTTTGGCCGTGTAGTCCCGCTCCATCTCCGTGTGGCGTCTGAGCAAGAAGCTTTGAGCTTCCGGCGTCTGCCGCGCGAACATCGTGCGGTCCTGCTCGGACCAGTGCTGTGGTGGCTGAGTGCCTGTAGGGGCTGGCTCGACCGGCTTCGCAGCACTTGCTGCTGTATCGGTGGGGCTGGGCCGCTCGGCGGCTGCTTCTCCCGGCTGCTCCTCGCCTTTCGGCGCGAAGCGACCGCGAGCATCGCGCGCTCGGCCGTCCCCGTCAATGGGTTGCGATCCGCTGTCCTCACCATCGTCGGTATCTACGCCACGCTCGACCTTGTCGTAGGCGGCCTCGGCGATGTCACGCAGGCTCTTCGGCGCCTCCTGCGGCTCCGTCGCCCCGTTCATCAGTTCCGGCTTGATCCCCGTCTCGATCGGCATTGCGCTGTGCCTCCCTCAACTGCACATCGCGACCCTTGGAAAATTGGTGACCGGCGCCTAGATCGCGCGGATCAAAACAGCCGTGCTCAGTCATATCGCGCTGGCGCTGGCGTTCGGAGGTTATTTGGCAACCCGTTACCGGGCTCTGCATTGCCTCAAAGCGGGCAAAAAAAGGTGCCGGAAGGTGAGAGCGTAAGGCGGGTGGACCAGCTCTCTCTTTCGGCACCAGTGAGCCATTGCGTAGTATGTATATCACGGCTGTAACACCGCCTTGAACGCCATCTCCAGACCTAATTCGATCTGGGTGGCGGCGAGCGACATGCGCCGCGACCCAAACCTTTCATCGCCGGGCATGGTGCCGTCCGCGTAATGCATGGCATCGAGCAGCGCCTCGGCCGCCTCTTGGAGATTGCCGAGCGCCACCGCCTGCTGATTGGTCAGCGCCTTGCCGGTGCGCCAGTCGACTATCGCGACTGCCTGCACCCCCACATCCCGTGGCCCCACTACAGCGCATTCCTCAGCTTGCGCAGCTCGGCAAAGCCGATCGATCCGCCAGCCCTCAGATTGCGCTCCTGCGCCGTCAGCCGGTCCTTCTCGGGGACCAGCTCCATCGGTGAATGCACTCGCATCAGCATGCCCAATGCCTCGCCTTCGCTAAGCGGATCGCCATCATTGTCGGTGCCGTAAGGCTCCTCGGGCGCTACCTCTACAGGATCGACCATTTCCACACCCAGGAGGACAGCTTTTTCTTCCTGCGTTTTAGGGCTGTAATCCACGTTGCTGTTGGTGACACCATCGGGGTTTTCGGTCGGATGATCGCCCTCGATCCAGGTCGTCTCGGGGGGCCGATAGGCAGGGGAATTTCCGGGGTCGTTCGGGTCATAGACCCATTCAGGATCGCCCATATCCATGCCTCCTTATGTGAAAGTGAAGTTGCTGCCGGCTGACTTGACGCCGTGATCGATAACCTTGACCACCACCGTGCCGGCCGAGCTGCGCGGATCTTGCAGCATGTCGATGCGGGTCGGTGACAAGTACTTACTATAAGGAGTGATCACACCGCCCGTCTCAACCTGAGAGAACGGCGTGAATTTCGTTCCTGTGATTTTAACCCAGGTGGGCGTCGAGCCGGCGACCATGGTGTTCGGCGACAAGCTGGTGATCGTCGGATCGTCGGTCGGGGAAACCGGCGCCGGCCCGTAAGGCTCCTGCGGCTCGATCCAGCCGCGCGGGCTGGTCACGTCCTTGGCCAGCGTCGTGCCCATTGCAGTGGCCTTGGCGGCCTGCGTACGCGGCCCGTAATCGACCGCCGTGTTCGGCCCGTTGGCGGCGATCTGATCGGTGAGCAGGGTTGCCGTGGCCGTGTCGATGTCGTCGCCTTTAACGCCGCCGATCGCGGTTTGCTGGCGCACCCATTGCGGCGTGTTCGCGGCGGTCCGCGGCGGGTATCGATGCCAGTTTTTCGGTGTGATCTCCGCTAATTTCAGCGTCGTGCGGGGCGTGTCCTGTGCCCGGTTGAGGTCGGCCAAAGCCATCGGTCTTCTCCTTACGTCTTGGGATCAGCGTCGAGTTGATCGGCCTTAGTCCGCTTGCCGCCAGGCCCCTGATCTTTGTCTTCTTGATAGTAGCCGTTCATTCGGAAGAAGCTTTCCCGCGGGTCTGGGGGGTTACCGACCGGATAAGGCGTGCGTGGGTCTTGATTGAGATCACCTGCTGCGGTGTTCTCGACCCGCGCGCGAAAGTCACCGGGGAGATGCTCGCCCTCCTTCAGCGGCTGCACCTTGGCCTCGGCCTTATCGTGGCCCTTGGCCTCACCCTGCGCCTTGTCCTTGTCGTGGCCCTTGGCCTGGCCGGGGGCCTTTTCACCAGCGCCGGCATTGCCGGCTTTATCGAGCTCGCGCGGATCGATGTCGTTCGACTTGTCCTTTTCCTTAACGTCGCCCTTGGTCTGATTCGGGCCGCTGTATTTCGTGGACATGGCTTTGCTTCCTTAAAAAATGGGGGCGCCGCCACGCCCCCGGGTCAGTTAACGCTGGCCACCCTGGCCGGGCTGCTGGCCGCCCTGGCCGGGCCGATCCTGGCCGCCCTGGCCGCCTTCGCCGGGCTTCTGCCCAGGCTTCTGCTGTGAGCCTTCGCCGCCGCCGCGCTTGTCGTCTTCGCCTTCACGTCCCATAGGACTGTTTCCTTTTAAAAAAGCCCTGACGGAGCACCAACTGGTGGAGGAGCCGCACCGTTCCCTGGCGGTGGGCCGCCGGGTGGCGGAGCGCCCGGTGGGCGGCCCCCTGGTCCTCCCGGCGGCTTCTCGATCGGCGCGCCGCCCGGTCCACCCTGGGGCGGCGGGGCTCCTGGCTGAGGGGCGCCCGGTGGCATCATTGCCATCATGCCGATCTGGGCGGAGAGTTGATCTTGAAACTCATCGATCAGCTCCACAACGCCGCGGCTGTAACGTACCGGGTGCAAGAACATCTTCAACATTTCTAGGCTGAGCTGCATGATCATTGGCGGCGGCAAGAGGCCGGTCTGCAACATCGCCACCGCGCCCTGCATGACCGCCTGCACCGACTGCATGACCATCGCCATGGCCTGCTGCTCGGCCTGCTCATCGACGGCAACCGTCGAATCACTCTCGATATCGATCGAGCACATCCGGCCAAAGTCGGAGCGCAGGATGTCCATGACCTCGGGCGTCACCGCCTCGCCGGTCATTGCCTCCAGCGTCTCGGGCGAGAAATTCTGACCAATCACCTCAGCTTTGAGGCGCAACAGATCGCGGACGAAATTGTCGGTCTGGGTCTTGGCGTCATCGAGCCGATTGACGCCCATCGAGCCCTTGATGCGCTGGGCCGTGGCCGTCTCGCTGGCCTTGGTGGCACCGCGCATGATGTCCGAGATCCCCATGATCTCGTAAATCGCCTGCTTTTGCTGTTCACGCGCGAGGTAAAGCTTGTCGAGCGCCTGCATCCAAACATCGATCGGCACCAGCCAGATGTGCGATTGCAGTCCGCCGGTCAGCATATCCACGCCATCGACAGGGATCATCTTGCCGTCGTCGGCGCGCAGGATGCCGGCGATCTCACGGGAGGCTGAGTTATAGCCGCCCCTGACCTTGATTTGCTTGGTCAGCATCGAGATCCGCTCGGATGTCTCATCGAGGTCGGCCGCCAACCGCGCATAGAGGTCAAAGAAGGCGCGCGGGATCCGCGTGTCTGAGGTGCGGATAGCCAGCATCGGCACCGGGATTGGAAAAAAGCCCTCCAGGCTGAGGCTGTCGGGATCGACGCGCAGCACGACGCCGGTCGTCTCGCGGATGAACCAAATGATCTCGCGGGTTCTGCGCGACCAGATCTCCCAAACCATCGCTTTCTTGATGTGGTCGCCGAGCTTCTCGGCGCTCTTCATCGGCGAGCCGCCGCCGACCGCACTCTTTGCTGCGCTCTCTTCCGTCCATTTGTAGAGGTCGCCGAGCCTGCCCTTTTCGCGCATCAGCTCGTATTGCGGCGAGCCTTCAAACTCAGCCTCAAGCTGCTTTTCGGTGAACAGGTGGCGGAAGGCCACCCATTCGGTATCGGCCGCCTGCCGCACCGGATCGACGAGCAGATCCTCCCAGTAGACATATTCGTCGCCGACGCTCTCCCACACTTTGACCGGCTCGGTGGGCGGCGGCGCACCCGGTACACCGCCCTCGGGGAGCGGCGTGGCGCCGTCGCCGGCGGTGACGGGCTTGTCCTCCATGATCGGCTTCCACCGCACCCGGCAGACGCCCCGGCCCGGCAAAAGCACGTCCTTGACCGCCATCT